ATTATTAATCTATCGGCAGAACAACTCCAAGCAAATTGGGAGGAATTTTTAGGTTATATTGACCGTTACATTTCTTCTCCTAGGAAAGAATCATTGAGATCTTTTTATGAAGATAGAGTAGATAGGTTTATCATAATGCCTGCTGCTCACACTACTAAGTATCACAATTGTTTTCCTGGTGGTTATATTGAGCATGTTAATCGTGTTATCAAAGCATCTTTGCATTTTGCAAAACTATGGGAAAAATTTGGATGTGATATGACTACATTCACAATTGAGGAGTTAGTTTTTGCAGCTATCAATCACGACTTAGGTAAAGTAGGAGACTCTGAAAACGATCTTTATCTTCCAGGTCAAGATGAATGGAGAAGGAAGAACTTGGGAGAAGTCTACACTTATAATACAGCAGTAGGTTTTATGACAGTACCAGATCGTTCTTTATTCTTACTTCAGGATGCAGGGATTAAATATACTTTAAATGAAATGATTGCTATCAGGACTCATGATGGATTATATGATGACTCTAATAAACCTTATTTAATTTCTAGAATGCCAGAAAGTAAACCTAAATCAGCAATCGTTTATATTCTACATCAAGCAGACTTAATGGCTTCCGTAGTTGAGATGATAGTTAATCCAGTAGAGCAACCTAAATCAAAACAATTCGGACTTTCAAAAGAAACAACAACTAAAAATCCAGCAACACACCAACAAGCTACTAAAAATAAAGCACTCTCAAATATTGGAAGTGAAGGTTTGAAAGGTGCTATGGATAATTTATTTAATTAATTATGACAATACTAATCTCCTCTCTTATCATCGCAACCCTAATTTTAGGTTATACAACTTTCAACTTACTCCGTAAGAATGAAAAGCAAGAAGACATTCTAGCTCAGTACTTACTCTACATGGATCAACTTTCTAAAATTATAGAACACAGCGATGCAAGACTTAAAAAAATAGACACTAAAGGTACTTTTGAAAGTGATGATGAGATTGTATGGTTTTTCGAACAAATTAAGGTTATTCAAGAACGATTAAATAACTTTAAAATAATCAATGGAGACGAAAAATAAAAACTACTTCACTCACGATACCGAACTCGCTATCATAAGATACACTACGTCAGAGGATCAAGTAGAACGAAATAAAATTTATAGGGAAGAGATTCACTATGCCCTCTTTAAATTAACTCAAAACTTAATACACACTTTTAAATTCTACTATACTGAAGAGACAAACTTAGAAGACCTTCAGCATGAAGTAATAACCTTTCTACTAACTAAGTTAGGTAAATTTAATCCCTCTAACGGAGCAAAAGCATATTCATACTTTGGTACAATTGCAAAAAGATACTTGATCGCTTCCAATCAAAAAAATTATAAAAAGAGAATGGAGTTACTTTCTCTAGATAATTTAAATATCGAACAAGAGGAAGGTGAGTATGTTCATGGGGATGTTTTAGATGTTAACGGGGTACAAACAGACAGTCAAGTAATACATCCAGTAGATGAAATTTCTGAATTTCTAGACTTGTTCGTTGATCATTGTACTGATAAAATCTACGAATTATTCCCCAAAGTCGAAGATGCTAAAATCGCAGATGCTATCTTAGATATATTTAGAAAGAAGGAGAGAATCTCAATCTTCAATAAAAAAGCCTTATACATCTACATTAGAGAACAAATCGATGTTAAGACCCCTAGAATAACTAAAGTAGCAAATGACTTAGGGGAGATCTACAAAAAACACTACATACACTACCTAGAGAACGGATACGCTAATTTCTAAACCGTACCGCTTTCTATTTATAAAAAATAGACTACTTATGAGTTTAGATAAATTACTTTTTAAGAATAAGAAGTTCGGAGATCTTCTAGAGGAGATTTACGATAATCAAAAAAAGAAGGATAAGCAGATCTCAGCATTGATTTCTGAACTAAGACCTTTAGTACAAGACACCGGAGATGCTACCTTAATTGTTCCTTTAATAAAAGAATACTTAGAGATTGGAGTTAGAAATGATGACCAGCTAGTTAAATTAGCAACCATCGTTCAACGTATAATGCAAAGTCAGGAGTCTGCCACAGACTCTTTCGGTATTTCAGAAGAGGAAAGAGAACAGTTAATGAAAGAAATAAATAATATAAAAGCAATTGAGTAATGAATTTTGAAGTTGCAATAGTTAAGGATATCGTTTTAAACGACACTAGTAAGTATTTTACTAACGTAGGAGAATGGAACGGTGTAGGTACTGTGTACTTTAAAAAAGTTAAAGGAAATAATTACAAATCTGAAGGCTTTGCTAAACCATACTTTTCAAACTTTAGTAACTACCCTCTATTAGAAGAATTAATATACATCTTTCCATTGCCCTCCCCCGATATACAAACAAACAACTTTAAGGAAGTTTATTACTACATAACTCCGTTAAGTATTTGGAATAGCACACACCACAACGGAATCCCTAATATCTTCGAAAATAAGGCATTACCAGATTCTCAAAAACGTGATTATGTACAGACACAAGCAGGAGCTGTTAGAAGAGTTGAGGACGGTAGTTCTGATATTAACCTAGGTCAAACTTTTAAAGAAAGATCTAATATAAAACCAGTAAAGAAATTTGAGGGTGATGTAGTATTAGAAGGCAGACTTGGGAATTCTATAAGACTAGGATCTACTATACAACTTAATAGTAAAGCACTCAATAATTGGTCAGATGTAGGAACTACAGGAGATCCAATACTCATCTTGAGGAATGGTCAAGGAGACACAGGGTCAGTAGGGTTCTTACCTACAGAGGAAAATATAAATCAAGATCCATCTTCAATTTACTTAACAACCACTCAGAAAATCCCATTTCAAGCTGCAAGTACAAATTACTTCTCCTACAAAGAAAACACACCAACCCTTCCTAACCTTTACACAGGGAAACAAATCTTAATTAATTCAGGCAGGTTAATCTTTAATAGCTCTGAAGATCATCTAATGTTAAGTTCTACAAAGACTATTAGTTTAAGTTCAAATTCAGGATTGAATATTGATACAAGTCTGGTGATCTTTCAAACTCAGAATATTTACTTAGGTACAAAATCTGCAACAGAACCCCTAGTGCTTGGAAATGCTTTAGAAACTTTACTTACAGACATCGTAAACGTATTATTAGATATTTCAAAACAATCATTAACTGCTGCAAATTCCGGAGGTCCAATACCGACTTTAAATCAAAAAGCACCAGGATGGATTAAAACTTTAACAAAGTTAAAGAGTACAAGTATACCACTTATCAAATCAAAATACAATTTCACAGCTTAATGACACCTCAAGAATTAGAACAACAAAGGCAGCAGGAAGCTGAGGTAAGAGCAGCAGAGAAACGTGAAGCAGCTCTACGAGGTGCTTTAGCTGTAGGAGCAGTAGCAGTAACTGCTGCAGCTGCTTTTCTCCCTCTTGATAGAATAAATCAAACAATTAATACAAAGATTGAAGATTTAAAATCAAAAGCAATTTCTACTTTATCAAACCAAGCTTCTAAGCTAGGAATAACAGGACTTGAGACAGGAAATCCACAGTTACCAGACCTTTGTCCATCTCAAGCAATCTTAGATCAAGTATTAGCAGTCAGAAATGCATTAGGTACTGATATTGAAAATACAGCAAAGTATATCAACATAGTAAACACTTCACTTCAGATCTTATCACCAATCATTAACGCAACCGAAGGAACTATAAACACTATAAGTCTACTGAAGACTGCTACATCACTAGCAAGTAAATTTGTACCAGTAATACCAGGAGCTGCAGTTGCTTTAATAAGCGACTTAGATGATTTAAAAACATATCTTACATTTAATACAGACGGAACCCCAAAACCACCAGAGTTAAAAAGAGCAATACAACTTGGATCACAGTATGTTTCTGGAGCTGCCTTGATACTGCAATCAATACTTAGATTTCTTGAAATTATAGATATGGTGCTTGAGAAATGCGGTAAGAAGCCGAATAAACTAGGAGGTGATGTAGACAGACTACTTAGTACAGTTAAACTTGCTGAGACCTCTAATATACAATCAACATACCAGGGATTCACGTTTGCCATAGTAGAGAAACCATTTAATAGTAATCTAAATCAAAAGATTGGACAAGCTAAAAATAGTCAAGGAATCGTACTTCTACAAACAGAACCTTCATTCACTCAAGACCCTCAAGTACTAATAGAGGAGTTAAAATTAATAATAAACAGAGATAATCTAAAAGCTAATTAAGAAATATTTATAAAAGATGGATATCAAAACATTAAAAAAACTAATCAAGGAAACTGTTAAAGAAGCAATT